TCCATCGATGATACCAATCGATTTTATGATTGCGAGGTACACCGCTCTTTGTTTACACCATTCCTCGGTAGAGTTTAGTAGCCAATCTCGCTCAACCTCCTCGTAATTTTTTAATTCAACAATGAGACTTTGTATTTCGTTCCTATCAGATCTATTTACGTAATCAGACTTTTGAAACTCAACTTCAAGCGCTGGTGAATTAGGAAGCTTATTGAACTTACTTAAAAACTTTAGTATAAGCTCATAGATAGGCTTATGTTCGTTTTCAAAATACTCAGCCTTTATATGAGGCAATGCCTTTCTGCAGTATTCTTCATCGTTAGTTAGCGTTTTGAGTATTATTGTCTGTAAGTTCGTCATTATGTTGTTTTTCTTCAATTAGATTGGTTAAAATATTACCAATGTAATTTTTGAACTCTTCACTTTTTTCTAGCTTTTTCTTATTTGTGTGTTTAGGTACTTCTTCTATCCTGTAATCGAATGAAACCTTTAGTCGATCGTTTGCCTCGTCCTCTGCGATGTTAACCTTACCGTATGTGTATATTACGTCTTTGTAAGTGCCAACTTTTATTTTAACAGAGTAGAGTTCGCTATCAGGCCTTTCGACAAAGCTGATCATATTGTCTAAATTACTCATCTTCAATCGTTGGTTCATCTTCTACACGAAGCTCTTCCAGCATTGCGCCATGAGCAACTTTGTATCGGTTTTCAATCGCTGTTTCAAAGTCAGTAGAGTTAAAGATTTTTGTCCAGAACTCTTCAGTCATTGTTTGTGCAGCTCGAAGGTTTCCACTCAATTCTTCCTTTGTTGCAGGATTCATCGCCATATACCAACCATTCTTAGGTTTAACGACATAGCCTGTTTCAAGAGCGAGATCTAATAGACCTGACCACTTCTCGATACCGCCGTCCCAACTTACACTAATTGGAATCTTAGACTTCTCCTTTACAAAGCGAGACTTCTCGATATTAACGATAAAGTGATAACCTGAGATTTCGGTGCCTGTCTTTTCTTGACGACGGCCAATAATCCATACATCGTTGGCTGAGTACATCACACCTGTGCCACCAGAAACTACTGCCTTTGAGAACATTTCTTGTGTTTGATACGTATGATTGATAGCCAATAGAGGAATATCCTTCAGTGTCAAGAATGGGGTAATCATTCTGAATAGACCTTTAAGAGCTTTTGCTCGAGTCATATCAGCAACTGACTTCATGTTTTCGGCATCATCGATCTCTTTCTTTGATGCGATATTACCGATGGAATCAATCACAACAATTACTTTGTCCTTACGATCGATTTCAGTAAGCTGGTGAACAAGATCAAATTTTAGTTCTTCAATATTAGTAACTGGTGTGTGTAGCACACGGGATGTATCAATACCGAAGCTCTCAAAGTACGATTGAGGTGATCCAAACTCTGAATCATAAAACATAAGAACTGCCTCCTTGTGTTTCTTCATATAAGCACCTGCCATTAGAAGGGCAAACGATGTTTTGAAGTGCTTACTTGGACCAGCTAACACTGTTAGTCCAGAAGAGATACCACCCTTAGTGGAACCAGAGAGTGCGACGTTAATCATCGGCACTGAGGTTGGAGTCATTTCCTTTTCGGAAAAGAACTTTGATTCTGATAGAATTTCGGTTCCTGTGGTGCGGCTTGATTTCTTTAGTTTTTCTAGTAGTGACATATTTGTTTCCTTATTTGATTGTAGCTATATTATACCATAGTTTACGACCTTTGTACACTCTTAAATGAATGATTCAAGGGTTTGAGGCACGTCTTCGTACTGTACGGCAGATGTTTTATTATCAAACATTGCAAATTCAGCCTGTTTTGTATCTAATTTCCCATCTAGCCAATCAAGAATATTCTGTGCCATGTCCATTGCAGTTGTAACCGGAACATTTTGCGCGATCATGTTTAAGTTTTTTCTACCGCCTTGCAGCTGAAAGTCGGATGGCATTTTCATAATAGCCATACATTCGCGGATAGTAAGATAACGGTCTTCGTCGGGGTGCGTTAAACACATAGGCATATGACCCACAAACGCACCGATGTAATCCTTAGGAATTTCAGTAGTCTTCCTCATGATGTTACCGCCTGATTTGAGTTTCTTATGGATCTCCAAACAGCGTTTAGCTTGTTTATCAAAACCGTTAGCCGCCATCCATTCAGAAACTTCGTCGTATTCAATCCCGCGATTTTCTAAATAGTCTAAAGGGTTTGTGGTTTTTTCAATTTTATTCTGAAACTCTTTGTGAGTAATGCCGCCTTCAAGCTCTTCAAGCACGTACTTATAGAATGGGTTATCACTAGGCTTGTTCTTATTTGTGAGCTCATTCATTGGATCATCATCAGACACGAAAGCGTTTCTAATAGTGTCTTCGATTTTTTCGTGAGGACGACGATAAAAATTCATATAAGGTATTTCATCACCTTTCCAAAAGAAGTAAAATGAACGATCGCGGGTTTGGCTTAAACCGTGAAGTTTAGATTTAGTCTTATATAAAGACATTTTATAGCCGTTTTCCTTTGCAACCTTTCTTAGCTCTTTAACGATTGGTTCACCCATCTTTGACGCTAAACGTGGTGCGTTCTCGCCCCAGAACACTTTTGGTTTTACTTCGCCCAAAACGTATTTTGCAGATTCAACCATCCAATCATTTGCTTTATTATCAGATGAAGATGATGGGCTTAGAGAAGACAAACCTGCGCAAGGACAAGTGGCGCCAATAACGTCTACCGCTTTAAGCGATGAAGGGACTTCATTCTCGTCAATTCTGTAGTATGGTACTGTGCCATTATGATAAGCAACGTACTGTGAATCATTAGCGCCGAAGGCCGAATACGTTAAGATGTACTCGGGCTTTTTGCCAAAAACCTTTTCTGTTCCAAGCGGTAGTCCGCCAATAAGAGGCACAATAGCCGCGTGTGTATAATTATTTTTCGTCATTTTGTTCTGGGTGTTTCGCCTTGATGTGTCTTTTCATATTACCTGCGTAGCTATATGACATTTTTTATGTTCTCCATGATATCGTTAAAAGTGTATGATGCGTCTTGGTGCAATTTGTAAAACTCGAAGGCGGCTTTGCGCATTTGATCTCGTTTCTTAGGATCATCGAGTTCTAACATTTGGTTTAGTGTTTCGTCAAAGTTATATTCGTCAAACCAAATGGTTCCGCTGTTTTCACACTCTGTAAACTTTTTGCCATAGTGGCGGTGAGTGCAAGCATCGCCATACTTTTTATTGAAAACCGGAATCGTGCCAGTACAAACAACTTCGCAGTGGGTGTACTCAACAGAGCGCTGAATAAAGTGAGGTTTCATTCGCGAAAGCTGATAACCAAAACCTACTTTTGACATTCTTTCGAGCATTTCTTCTTGGATGTATGGGCCAAAAACGTGTACATCCTCGCCATACGCACCACTTAAATCGTAGGTGTTAGGATCTTCACCTAATAGACCCTCAAAGGCAGATAATTCTCTAAAGCCTAGATACGCTGGAGAGCGCTCAATGCCTTCAAATGTAGTTAACATGTCGTTCTGTTTTAAGTAGTCATTATGAAATGCAAACATTTCTTTGTAGCCTTTCCACGATGTGGTTCTGCCAATCCACTTATGGTGCATCATATCTTCTGCCGCGGCATCTTTCCAGTATCTTTCTTTCACTTCGTCAAAGAACATTCCTGGTTGAAATGCGACAATAGGTGTACCTTCTTCTTCGCCGAAGAGTGTAACCTGAGATCCCACCTTTTCTCCAGCGTACTTTGCGAAGTCGTTGGTTGTGGAATGTACAAAAATAATGTTAGCTCTTTCGATAGCTTCGTTCAAAGCGCCATTGCGGCGTATCGATTGCATCGCATGATCATGTTGAATAAGAGCCACGGGAACTTTAATTTCACTTAACATACGTTTAAAGTTCTCAATCGCTTTTTCCTTTAAGCTTAGCGCAGGGAGAGAATTGATAATTGCGATATCGGCTTTATTGATATTCGTAATCATTTCATCAACTTCTTCGTCTTTTGCAAACTTGAGTTGGTGTATATTGTCTGTGCTATGCGCGTTTTTACGTGTCCATGATTTATCCTTTGACGCAAATACGCTATAATCGTATCCATTGCGATCGTAATACTTACACTGTTCGATGGTAAACTTTGTTACGCCGCAACCTTCGATCCCGCGGCCCATTATAATTGCTATTTTTTTCATAAATTTATTTATCTTTATTTGACGTACGTTATTTTTACACCAGCTTCTTCAAGAAAGTCCATTCCTTTTCCGCATGAATCATTCCATCTGATATTATTAGTTTCACTCATAACGACTTCTTTGACACCAACTTGAATAATAGCTTTAGAACATTCGTGACAGCAGGGCAAACCGTGGACATACAGCGTTGCACCATTAAGTGAAACACCACTATGAGCGCAGTTGTAGATGGCATTCATTTCTGCATGAACAATTCGATCATACTTTGTTTCTCGATCATCATACAGCTCATCGCTATCATCCATTCCTCTAGGGAATCCGTTATAGCCTTGAGATAAAACTTGACCAGCTTCACCTACAAATATCGCTCCACACTGAGTTGAAGGATCTTTTGACCACGTTGACACCGACCGCGCTAATTCTAAATATCTTTTATTCCACTTATTTTTCATCAAGAGTAATTTTGCGGTTGAGGAAATCGCGGTCAGTGGTTTGACCTTCGACGCCATTACGCATGTATGCAACAAGGAATGAAGAGTAGTTAATGAGATCCCTACCCGAATCTTCGACAGATTCAAAGTTTGGTTCGTAGTCTTTATCATTCTCCATTGCTTCGAGCACTGATTGCATACGCAACACTTTTGCATGGATGATATCGAGGATTGATGCTACTCCACGCGGATAGTAATCAGCTTGTTTAATACGACTATTCGGGTTTTGATAATCG